GGAGAAAGTCCTTTGACACGTTTCTCACCTAGGAGTCTGGTAATACGTTTCGCAAGGTATGGAATGTCATACAACTGACAGTTCCAACCAGTAACAACCTCAGGAGTATTACCCTCCCAGTATGCCATAAACTTATTTACCAGTTCTACCTCATCTTTACACTCAATGTAAAGAACGTCCTTATCATTATTCTCAAATGGTCCTACACCAAACGTAATGATACGCTTGGTAGCAAAGTTCTCTAGCGTGATACAAAGAAGTTCTTCGTCACACGCTTCTACCGTCGGGAACCCGCGCTCTGACTGGACCTCAATGTCGATCGTAGCGATATGCATCTTGCGAATATCGAACTTAATCTCATTCTCAGGGTACTTCTCAGAGATATACTGATAGATATATCTGCGATTACCGTAGATCGGAAAGTTCTCAATCGCTTCGTGCTTCTTAATAAACTCACGGCAGTCACGTACAGTCCCTGGTTGGATAGACTGAAGGTATTTGCCTTCCAGGGTCTTGTACTTTGTTCTCTTCTTGCTAGGAACAAACAACGTCGGTTGGAATGGTTCCCGCGAAGTAAATGACTCACCGTTCTCATAACCGCGAACGAGGAAATCGTTCCCGACCATTTGGACGTTGGTATAATACCTCATTCAGCAGTCAGTTGTTGGTACTTATCGAGTTGGAATTTGTTTGGTTCGACGATTGTCAGGATGCTGTCAGAGTGAATCATCAGTTCCTTCTGATCAGTGAAGTGTGGCCATGATTGATAGATAGGATCCCCATCTCGGTTGAACAAGATCTCGAAGGGTTTGATCAGTTTACAGTCGGGTTCTCCCAGTTCAGTACCGACCTCTTCGATCCTAGAAATCAGAACGAGATCATTCTTCAGCAGTAGGATTTGGATCATAGCGAAAGATTCTTGGACTTCAATTTTACCATTGCCTTACGTACTTTGTCAATGTATCCGCTGTTACGGAGTTCTTTGTAAACCATGTTGTCATATCCATACTCACCATACTTGTCTAGGGACTCATTGCGAATCGTGTTGAGCTTCTTCAGGATTGCCTTCATGCCGACACCATTGTCACTGCGGATCAAGGAGTCAATCCTACGCTTAAAGTTATTTGCTTTCTTCTCAATCTCATCTTCATCAACCTCATCTGCTTTTTGAGGTTTCTGAATCCATTTATTTTTGAGGATACTGTAGACACCCTGACTCTTTCTACGCTTCTTACCAGGTTGTTCTACGTATGGTTCTACTTCTGCACCGTATACTTTAACATCGTGAGTAAGAATCCATAACATCTTCTTATCACCGTAGTAATCCTCCATCAGTTCTGGATCGCAATCCGGAACATACTTAGGATTAACAACAAGATGCACGTCGATATCAGAGTGAGATGTATAGTTATAGCCAGCGTTTCCCCCCAGCATGAGGATATCGCGTATAGCTTCTTCAGGAAGATCAACATACTCAGCAAAGGCTTTGGCAAACTTCATAAGGGCAGCCCTTACGTCGGAACGCAAGGCACCACCCTTCCAGAAAACGGGATTCAAGTCGTCACGAAACTTCAGCGTTAGAGATTCCCTGAGATCCGCCGCCGAAATATGTTTTAAAACGCGACTATACACAGATCACTTTCGTTTTCTGTATTTATTCACCTCCGATGAAGAACTTAGGTTTCTTCTCTTCCGGAATCACTTCATCAAATACGACGGTAAGGATACCGTCCTTCAAGTTTGCGGACTTGACGACCCAGTGTTCTGGCATCTTCCATGACCGCTGGAAAGAACGTTGTGCAATCCCCTGGTGGAGATATTCAACTTTGGGTTCATTGCCCCAATCAATCTTTCCTGTTGAGTTGATATGCAAAGATCCTTCCTTTTCATAGACAGACAAGGAAGACTCTTGATATCCTGCTAGTGCCATCTCCATCCTATAGGTATTGTCTTGCTTTACCAGGTTATAGGGTGGGAAACTAGGTTGTTTGACTGACTGCAGATAAGCAGCAGTTTCCGGCACGCTGAGCGTGTACGTGTTAGCAGTGTTAAACATGACCTCTAATGAGCATCGTGGATTGTCCTCTTGCGAGCGACGTATTAATTATAACACATGGCATTAAAAAGGGGGTAGTGAAACCCCCACCTAACTGTATTTCTTTGTCAGTTTAGGATTCTTTTTATTAAACATAAACATAGCAAATACAAATCTATCCTCTGTCTCGCAAGTGTATGAATGCCAACTCTTGCTGCTAGGATTGAAAATCAAACACCGATTTCTTTTCCATTCAATCTGTTTGCATGGAGCATCGTTTGTCCACTTACCTTCTTTAGTAACTCTGGTTGGGTGGAGTTCTGTGCCAGAAGAATGTTCTGGATCAAGATAGCAAACCAAACTCATACACTTCATAGGGTCATCAACATGTGCCCCGTAGTGCTTACCCTTTAAAGTGTAGTTGACATTTTGTGAAATGTCATAACCAATATCTTCATACTCCCTATGATCTGGCATATACTCCCAGATCTCTTGACGCCTAGCAATAACCTCGTGGGTTGCTTGGCAATAAAGATCTGCAATATCTTTTGGAACACCCCAGTTAATGAGTTGCTCAACGTTATTAAAGATTCTTTCTTGTTCCCCATGAGTAATCTCCTCAATCATGGGGTTCCAGTTAGGTGATTCCTTCATGTACTGAGGAATCAACCTAAGTTTTTCCCACACCTCAGGCATGAAGAAGTCATCAACCTGAAGATGTGGGAAGGGTTCTTGAAACAGGGTTACATTTTCAAGATTTATCAGCATCAGTTTTGCGTTTCCCAATATTATATTTGGTCTCTAGTACCCAATCCTTCTTTTCCTTGTAGGAAATGACTTTGATTTGGTTTAGAGGAGCAATCTCTTGGATGTTCTCTGGCGATAGAACAGTCAAAAGATCCCAATCAGACAGCAACTGAATGATGCGATTACGACGCTGCACATCATTGATGCTAATGTTTGCTCTCTTCCCATCCAAGGCGAACAGTTCCTTGAAGTGGACAATATAATACTTACCCTGCTTGTGCAGGATGTGGCAAGACTGGTAGATCTTCTTCTCTTTGCGTGAAGCAACACCAATACGGGTCAGAGTCTCGCGAACCTTTAGGAAATCATCAGGTTCGGCAAGAGAGATCTCAATCATATTTTCTGGGGACCAGTTATATTCTGGTTCCTGAATGACACTCATCGTGTTCCTCCAGTATCAAGTTTCTTTCTAATGGTTGTAAGTTGTTCGTCACTTAGAATAGATACTGCTTGCTTCGCCTTTTCTGTACTATAACCATAATACTTTTTGACGATCTCAAGGTTTTCCATCTCCTCCCTTCTCACCCAGGGAGAAAATCTCTTCTTTGACCTCAATGTATTTAGAAGAAAATCATACTGTAACTTTTTATCAAGATGATGGTTAATATTCATCTCGTTTGCAAAGATTACGGCATCCAAATGTCCGGAAAGACATTTGTTCACAATGAATGGGAGATATTTTGACTCGGAGTCAGGAATCTCATCAATGATATTAACTTTAGATTGGTTGATACTATTCAACCAGTCCTTCAACTCAGTCATCAACTAGTCCTTCTTTTTTCAATCGGTTGTAGTTATAGCAACCACCAAAACTTGGTTTGAACTTTGGTTTTGCTTCATTTGTGTAGTTGAACAACAAGAGTTCTTTACGTTCTTTCTGCTCTTTGATGTAATCACCACTAGACCTCATGGTATAGGTGTGATCAAACTCAGTTACTTTCCAGTCGTCGAATCTTTCTTTGACCAGTTGAGACGAATTGTAAGATATAAGTTGAGGACCGATAAACCTGTCACAGTTACGAGCAAAGGTATCATGACAGAAGGACTTGTGCATATCGCCCCGCCGTCCATAGAGGTTATCTCTAATATCATATGGGGGGTCGAGGTATGTGAATACGTCTCGGTTATCTGTGAGGAGCTCTTCATAAGATAGATTAGTGATTTTCCAATCCTTAATAATCAAGGAGTAGTAAGGAAGTTTCTCGATCCCTCGTACTGAGAAGTTGGAGTCTGACGCTTGCCTGCTAAAGGATGAGGACTCAGAGAGACCAGAAAAAGAGCACTTGTTAACAATATAGAAACTGACAGCACGAGTCTTAGCATCACATTGTCTGGGTTTGTAAGTGAGATACTCTTTAGATTGAAGGAAAAGAACCTTCGCCGAATCTGGGTCCGAGTGTTTTTTCTTAAGCTCGAGTAGTCTGTCCTTAATTTCATTGCCGTGATCCTGTAGTTGTTGCCAGAAGGTGACCAGAGGTTCGTAAAAGTCGTTGACCCATACTTCCACATCAGGACGAGTTTGCGTCACGTACAGCGCCATAGAACCGCCTCCTAGGAAGGGTTCACGGTACTCCTTGAAAGTTTTTGGGAACAGTGGTGAGATCTTATTGATGGCACGGGACTTGCCACCAGGGTATCGTAGAGGTGTCTTCAGTCCTTTCACAGAATATCACCATCCCGGTAACCCTGAATCAAAGATCTAAACTCGATCCAACGATTCATGTTGTTCTTATGATAGTCAATCCACTCTTGAGTAGAAGACATCATGTCCTCATAACATTGACGAGGATCCGTATTAACATCGTCTGTCAGATACTCAGAGAGAGCATCATCAAGTCGATCACGACGTTGCTTTGAAAAATCCATCATTTGAACTCACAGTTAACCATAATTTCAGTGAACGCTGCAAGAAGATTAATCTCTTGGTCAGCAACAAAAGCAGTTTGATACTGATATTTTGCAATCACAAGAACTGCTTCTGGAATAGAGTTTGGTTTCAGCGATTCATACATCGCATCATAAACCTTTCTCAAGATAGCATTAGGATCATTGTCCAAGTTCTGAACGATCCACTTCCTCACATTGGGAAATTCTTTTCGGGCGAGGTAACCCACCAGGTCTTGAACATTGCTATTCGCAAATGTTGAAATAATACCCGTGTCAATAGAACCGTTCGCCGCATATCGTTGACACTCATTCAGGACCCTCCGCCAGTCAGGCAGGTGCTCCTGAATAACAGTCGCAATAACTTTCTTATCTGCTTCCACACCTTCCTCAGCAAGGATCTGATTGAGTCTCTTAAAGAACTCAGCAGCGATACCTTGCTTTTCCTTACCCGTGAGGGCGAAGTCAATGCCACTGCATCTGCTGTGCAGTGGTTCGATAATCTT